GTTCACCTATTGTATTAGATAGATATTCATTTGCTTCTTTAGTAATAGATACTGGTGACATTAAATACTCCTTGGTTCATAGTCGTAGTAGTTACGCATAACCATACCACCTTTATTTCTTGAGTAAATAGAATTTTCCATTGCTCTTCTTTCTACTAATCCTTTTAATATGTTATCACCACTTTTAATAAAACCATCTTCAGGATTAAATAAATGATAACCAAAGTTTGCTTTATCTCCTTTTCTTAAAGATTTAAAAGCATTAATACCTTGATCTTTAAGTTTAGTATAACCTACATTTTGTGCTATAGGAAGTAAACCTTCTATTTCGTCTTTAGTAAATTCTACTCCTTCAGGTAATTCATTTTGTAACTTTATTACATCATTCATTGCAGATCTAATTTGATTATCAAAATCAATCTCTGTTTCTTCAGATGTCATAGTATATTTTTCTTTTAATTCGTCTTTAGTTAATCCTAATTTTTTTCTTTGCTTATCACTCATTATTGTTCTACCAAAACCTACTGTCCATCTATCACCATCTTTGTCATAATAAGGAATAAGATGTGGTTTACCTGATTGATTTACTGATTCATATTTACGAATTATAGCACTAGCATCAGGATATAATTCAGAAATTCTCATAGGTTTTTGACCTGACATATCAGCCATTAACATACTCCCACAAAATAACAATAAACATAATACTATTGTTTCTCCATCCAACGATCTAGTTTTTCTTCTAGCTTATCAAATCTTGCTAGTAGTTTATTTATTTCATTAAACACTTCTTTACGTGGAGAATAATTAGTAGCCATAAACTCTCTAGTCTTTGCATCAGACAATGCATGATCTTTTAAATCTTCACGTAGTTTATTTATATCATTATTAATACTACGTATCCACCATAAGAACGCACCTACAGCAAGTGTAAGCACAGCATTCCATAACATTATATCTTGCATTGTAATCTCCTAGTCAAATTGGTCAAATATATTATCTGTTGGCATATCTATAACTTTATTTTCTTTTTCTTCTTGTTCATATGTTGTTAAAGATTTACCTATATAACCTCTATACAAATCATATAAATTATCTCTTACAGAATCTATACCTGTAACAGCTTCTTTATTATCTCTTTTAATTAAAGCTGTCCACTTTCTTAATGTTTCATTTTCAGGTTTATCTGGTATAAAACTTCCATCTCTTACTAAAGCTCTAATAAATTGTTTACTAATATTTTTAGGAAATACACCACCTTTAGTCATAGACATAATTATATCACTATCACTCATACCTGTAGCTTTTGCAGCTTGTATAGTTTTCCATATATCTTGAGCTGCTCTAAATTTTTTATCTTGAGCTTCTTTATATAAAGTTATAAATCTATTAGGATCTGTTCCTCTATAATTTTTAAAAGCTTTTTTATATTGACTATCAGCAGAGTTTAAAGTTCTTGATGATTCCATTACTTTAAAAGGTAAAGATTTATTTATATCATATTTTTCTACAGTTACACCAGTAAGAGAAGCTATTTCTTTTGCCATGTCTCTTTCAAAACCACTAGATGTCATTCCTCCTTTTGTACCTGCTTCAACAATTTTTCTTATTGATCGTAATGTTCCAGGTTCAAAAGCTTCCCAAAATCTTGCAACTCTATCTATATTATCTTGTGTCATACCTTGGTCTTTTGTTAAAGGTCTACCAAATTTATCTGTATCATAAACAATATCAAGTAAAGCACTTGTTAAAATAGAAGGACCTACAGTATCTTTAAAGTCTGTTACAACTTGATTAAAAGCATTATCAAAAGCTATATCTGGATTATCTCCTATTTGAAAAGCACGTGTAGCAGCTAGAATTGGATTTTTAAATATAGCCCAAGGATCAGTATAACTCATATTAATACGTATACCTTTACCATCTTCCATATTACTTAGATATAACCATTGTGAACCTTTATTATATGTAGGATCAAATTCTTCTAATGCTTCTTTTTTTGTAAAAGGAGTTCCTTCTACTATTTCATTTAATCCAAAGTAATCTGCTGTAGCTGCTGATGCTGCACCTGTACCTACCATAGCTCCTGTAGCACCACCCATTCTTATCATACCAGCTTTAAATTGAGCAGATCCTTTAAGAGAACCATCTGGATTTTTTTCACCTCTTCTCATTTGAGTACCACCTTCTCTTAAATCTTTAATAGCATTCTTTACAATATTTTTTGACGTTCTTAACATTTCTGTTTTAAATGCTATAAAGTCTGCAAGAGGTGCTCGTCTAGCAAACTTAACTGCTCTTGATGTCTCACCATAATTGTGCATATTTTCTCTAACCATCTTTGCAGCATATTCATCAAGTCTTGTTATATTTTGTTTTACTCCTCCTGTAGAATAAGAACGTATAACTTCATCAGGATTTTGACCTTGATCTATAAGCACTTTTCTATATCTTCCTTTTTCATTTAGATAAGCAAACCACTTCCAATAATTATCCATAGATTGATAAACATTTAAAACTTTTCTATTAACTTGTCCTAATTTAGGAGCATACTTTTTTAATCCTTTTATAAAAAAACTAGAATCAATATCTTTAGATAATTCAATCATAGCTTGTGCTCTAACATCACTATCAAGAACACCAAGAAGAGATAGTCTTTCTATTTCAGCTCTTGCTGCTTCTGGTGGCATAGTTTGTAAAGATCTAAAAGCAGTTGTTGCTTCTGCTAATAATTTAGGATTTATATAACCATTACCTAAAGCTTGCATACCTGCACCTGCAAAGTTACGTGCAATAGACGCAACACTATAAGCAGTCTTTGCAATTTGCGTAGCTGCTTTAGCTAATAAAAAGTTTTTATATAAACCTTGAACAGATGTAGCAAGTTCTGTACTCTGTTCTATAATGTCTGCAAATTCTGCTGTTGTCCATAAATCTTGTAAAGGTCTATCTAATCCTTCTATATTTGGATCACTTATTAATTCACTAACTGGTTTAGCATATAAACCTTTAGGACTTCTTTGTTGTCTAACAAGCTCTGATCTAACTTGTGGATCTTTTGAAGTTGCAGCTTCTCTAAGAGCTTTACCATATTCATAGTTAGCTCTAATTTTATTTAATTTTGTTAAAGTATTTGCATATAAAGCACCAACATCTGTTACCTCACCTAGTAATCCTCTAATAGGTGCATCAAGATTAGATTTTTTTTGTAATATTTTAATAGCATTTTGACCTACTCTTCCTCGTGTATTTTTTAATACTTGAGATAATTGACTTACAAATTCATCACCCTCTTTTAATGTTAGTTGATTAATTAATCCTTCAATAATTCCATCTTGACCTTCATAATCTTCTATTACTTTTGTTTGTGCTGCATTTAATTTATTATTTTTTTCTGCAAGTTTTGCACTTTGATATGCTTTATTTTCTTTTCCTTTAGAATTTACAAACAGATCTTTAAAGTATTCTCTTCCTGCTTCTCTAGCTTCAGGAGATACTTTATAATTAGGATCATCAAATAAACGATAAGATGTATTAACATATGCTTGTAGTTGAGTAGGTTGATCAGCACTTCCTTTAGAAAATTCTATTGTATTTTTAAGTTTAGTTTTATCTTTTACAACACCTGCATTAATTAATTCTTGTTGAGCATCATCTAAAGAATTTCTTAAAATATTTATAGAGTCTACTACTTTAGTATCTACTCCATCTAGTTGCCAAGTTCTTCCTTCAAGACCTGCTTTTAATTGAGACATTAAACGTGGACTAATTTGAGATAACTTTCCATATCCACTTTTAACTAAAGCCTTTTCTAATATCTTTAAATTATTTTGAATCTTTTGTGCTGTAACTTTTTCTATACCTTTTTGTACTCTTCTACCTTGAGCTATAGTTTCACCAGCACCTGCATCTGAATAAAAATTCTTTTTAAAAAATAGTAATGCTTTATTCTTTCCAGTTTTTTTAACACCTTCTTCTGTTAAATCAGTAGTTATTTTTTCAAAAGGTTTAGAAACTTTAAATGTATTTCCTTCAGGAATAACTACTTCAAACTTTTCATCTAAAATATTTTGTAATGTTTTTTTATTAATTTTTCCTTTAGCTACTGGATTTAAAACAGCAACACCATTATCATCTAATGAATTAGCAATTTGATCTACAATTCTACGAGCTGTATTAACTGGATTTTTTCTACCTATATTTCTAAAAATATTAGAAGCATTAATAACATCATACTTTTCATATAATGCATTAGGATTATATTGAGGTTTATATGATTTAGTTTTACGATCTACCATATTAGGTTCTAAATCATAGGCATCTACTTTAGCACCAGATTTTTGTAATTGTGTAACTTCTTTTATTCTACCTGTTTTTTCATCTACTTGTCCTGCACCATAAGATAGTACACGTGCACCAGGATTTCTTTTAACTACTTCTCTAGCAACTTTAGTAGCTACTTTAGTAGCACCAGAAACAGGTTCTTTAACTTTTGATTGTATCTTAGCAATACGAGCTTCTTCTCTAGCATTAAATATTTCATCAAAAGGTTTTTCTTCAGTAAGTAATTTATTTTTATTTATAGTTCTTGTTAAAGTAGGAATACCCCAACCTAGTAATCCACCTGCTCCTGCAGTTAAACCACCCATAAGAATAGATTGACCTATATTAATATCTTCTTGTCTACCTAAATTAGTACTAGCTGCTTGATATGCATAATCACCAACACCACCATAAATACCTGCTTCTGTACCTACAGCCACACCTACATTTCTAGCTACATTTTTTTTAGCTTGAGTAATAGCATTAGATACAAATTCTTTTTTTGCTGCACCTTTAAGTTTTTGATCAGTTGCTTTTTTTAAAGCTTCTGTTCTAGCTTTTTTAACAGCTTCTTTTATAGCAAACTTAGCAGCAACTTTAGCTCCTTTTTGTCCTGCTAATCCAGCAAGTTTACCTAAACCAAAACCTGCAAATAAACTAGGAAGGAATGTAGGATCACCTGCCATATACTGTAAAGCTCTACCAGTACCACCTAATGATACAGGAAGTTGTTCATATTTATCAAGAACTGTATTCCAAGCTTCTGCAGTAGGTAAATCAAAATCTTTAGATTTAGATGCAACACCTATAGTTTTTGTAATATCATATTCAAAATCTGCTGTATTACCTATACCCCATTCAGCAGCTTTAGAATCAGGACCAACCCATTCTTTACCTGTTTGATTTTTATATATTTGTTTAGAAGCTCTAATCCAAGCTGGATCAGTAAGAAGATCTTGAGTAGTTAACTTTTTATCTTCTATTTTTTGTTGACTAGAGTCAGTTTTAAACTGTGAAAAATCAATAGTACTTTTTGTTTGTTTAGGTTGATTTTTAAATTGTGAAAAATCAATAGTAGATCCCATTTAATATTCCTTACATAACTGGATTTAATAATGCTTCAACTTCATCCAATTCAATACCTGCTGCATCTGCAAAAGCTTTTTTATTGTCTAAAGTAGGATCTTGTTTTAATGCAGCTAATGCTCCAACTTGATCAAATCCTGCAGGTTTATATGTTTTCCAACGTAATCTAGCATTTGCCATAGCTTGTGTTGTACTAATTTTAGGATTTAAAACATCTGCTGTATATAATTCTAGTATATCATTTCGTTTTTCTAAAGATACATCATCAACAGCAGAACCATCAAAGAAAGTTCTAACTCCATCACCACTTACAGTAGAACCTAAAACAAATTCTTCAAAATTTTCCATAATTTTTGCAGTAGTATTAGGATCTTCTAAACCTGTTGCTGCTAAAGTTGCTTCTAATTCATCTACAGCTAAACGATATGTTCTATCTTTATCATATCTGTCATAAAAACGAGCTTCATCATAACGTGCTTCATCTCTCTCTTCTAAATACATTTTATGTTCTTTATCAGCACGTTTTTCAAGAGCAGCTAATTTTACTTGAGCTTGATTTATTTTATCATCTTCAATATCATTTTGAATTGCTCTACGTTCATCTCTAAACTTAGCATTTGTTGCTGC